ACAAGACCGGACACTGTCTTGTCTTCCCTTGCAAGTTTTGACATCGCTTGAAAAGAAGGAAGCTTATTCACCGGAGTTGCCTCTTTTGCTTCTTTATCCCTGTCAGAGAACATGTGTAGCCTAATCAAATCAAACGCATTCACAAGCTGTCCGGAACATGGATCCGTTGCATGGTGGGAATATAAGAATAGATCGTCATCGTACAGGATCGCCCCGCCTGTTGTGGATCCACCAGTGTATGTATATCTCCCCGGAATATCCGTTGCCTCATACATGCCAGGGATAAATTTCTCCATTGCCTGCGTGACCGTATAAGTGCGGCAGAACGCCCCAATGATTCCTTTTTTCTCTAGCGGGTTCTCCTGCCTTGCAAGTCTTCTGCGCTCGATCGCATCACTTCCCGGTACCCGCGGCCACTCGCTCACGCACTTCCAGTCCTGATACATCCCGAGCAATCCGTCCAGACTGCAGAACGGATGATCATAACTTTTACAGATATATTCCCCATCACTACAGCAGCTTGGCCAGTACATTAACCGGCTTGCGTCAAATGTCGTTGGGTCACAGAACTCGATCCCAATCAGTGCAGCTGCTTTTCTTGCTGCCGGCTCATATTCATCGGAGGTTGCTGTCCTGTCTAACGGAATCAGCACCCTCAGTCTTGGTGCATATCCTGTATGTTTTCTTGTACTGTAGACTGCAGCTGCACATCCAAGCCCTGATACCCTTTTCAATATTTCATCCGTCTGTCCTGCTGGAATATTATCCATGTCAAGTGTTAAGATATCTCTTCCCTGTACATAAGAACTCTTTCTCCTGTCATTGATAAAGGTGCCGCCTACGAATCCTCCTACGTCCTTCAATTCCGCCTGCTGGCTTTTCCCCAGCGCCAGATATTCCTCCATTGTTTCAGAACTTCTTACCGGATTTTTCAGACGGTCCACAAAATCAGACCACATGATTTCATTCTTCGGCCAGTACGTTGCCTTTCTGGTTCCGGCCGTGCTGATCCATAATTTTCTATTGTAATCCATCTGTTTCCTCCTAGTCTTTCATATAATAACTGCTTTCAAATCCGGCTCCCTTTAAGAGCAACCCCGGTGCCCAGCTGATTGGTTCCGCCATCAAGTCACAGATTTGTTCCGCCGTTACTTCCATCGGCGCATCAATGATAACCTCGTCATGTACGTGGAATACGACCTGCAAGCCTAATTGCTCAATCCTTCTGAGGGTTTCAGCTAAACAGTCCCTTGCGATTGCCTGCACGATATTTTCCGTCATTTTTCCTCCATAAGTAGATGCCACTTCCCATTTTTTTGTCTGCTGTCCGACTGTATAATAATGGATTGCCATCTTTCCGAACTGATTTTCCTTTAAGAACGGTTTCGGATAAAAAAGTTTTCGCCCACTTGGCAATTGTACTGTCAGGAAGCTCTGTCCATACATCAGCTCTCCCTCATACCGGAAAATCAAACCGTTGATGCCCTGTGGCTGAGCCGTCTGCATCGTTGTAAGCGCTGCCTGTTCCACCGCATACCACAAATCTCGGATTCTCGGATTCGCATTTCTCCATCTCTGTACAATATCCGGAAGTTCCTCTTCTGCCAGTCCCATGTTCAATGCTCCCATCGCGATCAGCGCAGCTGTTCCTCCCTGGTATCCAAGCGCAAGTGTCGCAACCTTTCCTTTCTGCCTAAGACTGTACTCCGGGTTTCCTTTTACAATCTTTTCAATCGGCACATGGAACATCTGAGATGCCGTTGCTTCATAAATCTTTCCGTGGGTGGCAAATACTTCGTTTACCCACTGTTCTCCCGCAAGCCATGCGATTACACGCGCCTCAATGGCAGAAAAATCAGCAACTACAAACTTATGTCCCTCCGATGGGATAAAGGCTGTTCTGATCAGCTGAGAAAGCGTGTCCGGAACATTTCCATACAAGAACCTTATTCCATCATAATTCTTTGTCTTAACGAGTTCTCTTGCATAGTCTAACGTCTTTAAATAATTTCTTGGAAGATTCTGTAACTGCACAAGACGTCCTGCCCATCTTCCAGTGCGATTCGCCCCATAATATTGTGTCAGACCACGCACACGATCATCTGTACCCTTGGCTGTTTCCATCGCCACATATTTCTTAATGGATGTTTTCCCAAGCTGCTGCCTTATTTCGAGAACACGCCTTATTTCCTTTGAAAGGTCGTTTCTTTCCAAAAGCATGGATACGTCTTCTTTTCGTAGTCCCGGAAGTTCCACATCTGCCTCTAGGCTGTCTGATAGTTCTTTTTCCACCCATACTTTCAACTGTGCTGTACTGTTTGGATTCTGCAGTCCTGTAATATTGATCGCCTCTTCTGTCAGCTCCGCACTGCTCACTCCGTCTATCGTCAGGGCTCCTTCAATCAGTTTCGAATCCACGCGCACACCAAAGGCGTTCATCCGGATATCCTGCTGCCATAACTCCTGTTCTTCTTCCGGAACCGGAAAATAATTCAGGCGTTTTAATATTGCACGCTCTGTTACCACGTCCTGTTTGCAGTATTCCTTGAACAATTCCCATTTCTCCGGTGCATGTCTCGGGAGATTCCATGTCCGATTTCCATTGCTCTTTGTCGGTTTACATGGAACGCAGAAGTACCGGATCAATGCTTTTCCGGTTGTCAGTTTCTGCTTGTCCTGCGGAAGTCCGATTGCCTTTCCGGTCGCATCCAGTCCGGCTGTGTAACCACAATACAGTCCATGTATCATAGTACATCTCCACTGTTCTAATGGTGTCTCGTAACCGGCACGATTCAGGCAATACCATTCAAACGCTGCATTGTATGCATGTTTTACAACAGCCACATCTTTCAGCATCAGCTGTACATTTTCCGGGATCTGCTCTCCCTGTGCCAAATCCACAAGCTCAACTTCTCCATCATCCATCTGATAAGCAAACAATAACACTTCAAAATCTTCTGACTGTGCATATCTGTACAATCCGGCTTTTCCGATATCCACGCTGCTCTTTGTTTCAATGTCTATACTCAAATGCCTTAACATCTGCGTCCCTCCTGTTACGAAAAGGGGCATACGCCCCTAAATATCCTACATTGGTAATCCGGTAATCGGATTTATTGTAGGTTGTGTCTGCTGATATTGCTGCGTTTCTTGCGCTGCAGTCTGCTGAGGTGCAGGTGCTCCAAAAGCTTGTGAAGCTGTCGGTGCACTTCCTCCTAATGCTTCTCCATCTGCAAGCTTCTGCACCGGACCTAGTCCGCATCCGATTCCTTTCTTGCCTCCGAATGCATATGGGAAGAAATTCACATTCACTCTTGCATAGATACCACTGTAAATCTCTGACTGATTGATAATCGGATTCAGATTCGCGTCTACAACTTCCGGTGGATAATCAGCTTTTGCACCTGCAGTGAATACCCAGTGTCCTTTGCATTCCGGACCAAATGCCATCCCGTCTGATGGTCTCACTCCATCTCCGTCGTATACCGGAGTCGAAACGATTGGAGGACACACTCCGTTCCATTTATCTGAAACCCCTCTCTGCTTAGCAGCTTCAATTGCTGCATTGATCCGGTTCATCGTATCCATATCTGTCTTTGGTACCAAGATGGTTACCTGAAATTTTTCTTCCTGTCCCGGCTGATACGCGTATGGTTTGAATACATGTACATATGATAATCTTACTTTTCCTGTTGTTACGTTTGTTAAATTTTCCATGATTATTGCTCCTCCTGAAATGCCTTTTCGGCTGTGATTTTATTTGTAATTGCTTCTCGTTTATCGGACTCCTTCACAAGGGTCGGCTTGCCCGGATTCTTTACGACCATACTGCCGACCATCTCCGCAAAATCTTTCTTCCCGATTGTCTTTTCTACCTGTGCAAGTGTTAATGCTTTCTTTTCGTACAGAATTTCTTCTGCAATTCCTTTTTCCTTCAACACTTCAAATGCTGCATCCATATCAGTCCAGTCGCGTGAACCTCTTCCTTCTACTGCCTTCCATCCAGGAACCTCATGTCCGGCAAGGCATTCTTTCAATGCATGTTCTTTTAGGTCTGAAAGCCATTTGGCCACATCTTCCCCGGTGGAAAGATATTTTCCCATTTCCTCATTACTGATCAGCGGCGGAAGTTTTCCTTTATCCGGGCTAAAAGCCAGCTTTACGTTTTCTTCTGCTCTTGCCCTGCACTGTGCTTTTCCCCTGCAGAACCGACACTGTTTTTCTCCAGGGCAGAACTCTCCCTCTCCATTAATTGCCAGTTTCGCACGATCCTTTACATATTCTGCAAATTCAAGTAATTCCCCTAATGGACATTCCCATTCTGAAATACTGTCTAGCCTAGGCTGAATGATCACAAGATGGATGCTCCGAATGTCGTATAAGAAACTGTACGCCTGATATGCGCCGAGCGCATACAGCATCATCTGTGGATTTTCTTCTACGCTGACCGGCACCCCTTTTCCATACTTGAGGTCAATTACGTGCAACGTATTTCCACTTAACAGGATGCAGTCTGCAGTTCCAAATCCATCCGGAACATACTGACTAAAATCCACCCGCTTTTCAATTGCCGAATAAGGCTCTGCCGGAAATGAAAGCGCAAGCGTTTTAATGTAATCCTTATAGATTTCTGTATAACCGTCCATTTCATCCTGCCACAGTTCTTCGGTTTTCAGTTTTTTAACCTCGGCGTTATATTTCCGTTTTCCAAACTCTTTTGTCTGAAAATAATGTCTCAGCTTCATCTCAGCCAGCTCATGCGCCAAAGTTCCTTCTTTGGCCGCATCTGATGTGGTATCCGGAAACTGTTCTTCCAGTCTTGCACTCGGAGTGCACAGGAGCCATCGATGTGCTCCCGATGCACTTAAGATCGCATGTGTTCTCTCCTGATGGCTCATTAGATCTGCGCCCCCATTCCGCGAAGTCCTGTCGCAAAGTTCCCATAATGTTCCGGTGAAAGCTCCATCAAAGATGCTACTCCGAAGCTTTGGATTAGCTGCATAAGCTGCGCCTGCATCCCCTTGTCCATCAGCTGCATGGCTGCCTTAGACAGATCATCTCTTGTATACGTCGGTTCAGATGTCGGTACTGCTGCGGGTGCCTGCACTGCCGGTGCTGATGCTTGTACTGGTACTGAAGGAGTTGGTACGGCCCCCGTTGTGTTCTGCTGTGGAATGGATGCATTCCCCCAAGGAGCTTCTTCCGTACTCTGCTGTTCGTGCACGGCTTGTCCGACAGCTGCCTCGTCCATTTGTACAGATTTTCCTCCCATTGCAACTGCCAGCTGCATAAGTGCCTCTGATAATTCTTTTAATCCTGGTACATTGATTGTTACTTCTAAACTCATTACTGTTTCCTCTCTTTCATATATGTATGGTTAATTGTTACTATTTTTCTCTGCTAAAAATTTGCCAAAAAGTACCTCTCCAGCGTTTCCCTCAAATTCCCCACTTGATAACTTACTTAAAAATGCTAAAGAATCAATAAATGAATCTGCCTCCGCCTTACTCGTTGTTCTAGAAATTGATGCGTGAAAATTTCTCAAAATCTCGAGTGTTTCACACCAAATAGTCTCCAAGTCACCGGATATCTTTAACTCCATTGCTTCATTTTTTTTGTATTCTGCTTTAATCAATTGACTTTCCCTCCAAAATCCTCTACAATTTAATTGTGTTTTTTTGAACGTGCACCCTAAAAGGTCTGCAAACCTTGGGTGCTCTTTTTTAGAATCCCATTGTAGTTAAAAACGTAAGACATCTTCCAACCACCATTCCAAATCCAAAGATCGTAGCCACAACTGCTATGATTGCATATATCTTGCAGCATAACTCGGCTTTCAGCTTGTCCCTCTTTTCCTGTCGTATCTTTTTCAGCATTGCTTGATTTCTCTTCTCTAACATCTCATTACTCTCAAGTAATTCATGATAATATGTAATCGCATCCTGAATCTCCTTCATCTGCTCCTCTGTTTTAATTTCTTCCATCTTTCCTTCTCCTTTTCTTTGCTCGATTTTTGTTGCGTTTGTATCTTAGATACTCTTTGTATATCACTGCTTGTCCTCACCTCCTTCAAGTCTCCGGATTGCCTCTTCCCTGCTGATTCCAATATACTTTGCAACATCCGTTATTGTTGATTCACAAAATCTTTTGTTTCCACGCTTTACCACCCTTCCAAAGTGCCAAACATTATTCCGGATATTATATCTTGCTTGATTCACCGTACAACCGATTATCTTTGCGATCGCTGGTGTTCTGATAATTTCACTCACGCTTATCACCTCCTACTCTAAGAAATACTCAATGCTTACTCCGAAGTAATCAGCTATTGCCTTTATCTTATTCGATTTTGGAGTATATCTTCCCGCCTTCCAATTTGACAAAGTTGAAGTTTGAACTTTTGTTCTCTTTGCTACTTCATAATCTGTCACTTTATGTTCATCCCTCAACTTGGCATATTTTTCATACGAAAACAAAACCTCTGCCTCCTTTCAAAAATTCATTGACATTAGCTAAGGTTTCAAATATAATTAAATTGTCAATCAAAGTTATATTTAAAACCGAAGCTATTTTTATTGCCTATAGCTTCTTTTTCAAACTTATTTTTTATGAGGTAATAACATGTATGAAATTTTTGAGCAACTATGTAAAGAAAAAGGAGTGACTGCGTATCGTGTATGTAAGTCTACAGGCATTACAACTGCAACAATAAGTAATTGGAAAGCAGGAAGATATACTCCAAAACAGGAAAAAATGCAAAAACTTGCTGATTACTTTGGTGTAACCATCAATTATCTAATGACTGGAAAAGAAGAATCTGAATCATCGCCTGATTCCCAAACTCAGAAAACGTCTCTCACAAAAAGAGATTCCAAACAAATAGAAGCTATTTTAAGTGATACAGAAGCACTTCTGAAGCAAGATGGTTTAATGTTTGACGGAGACCCAGCTACACCGGAAGCGATTGATTCCATATTGTCTGCCATGAAAATCGGAATGGAGATGGCTAAGCAGAAAAACAAAGAAAAGTACACACCTAAAAAATATAAAAAGGATTGATACTTATGGATATTAAACTTTTTTAATATTTCTATAAACTGTATCTGCTTCTTTTTCCAACATTTCTTCAATTTTTGCTATTTGCACTTCCATATCACTCTCCCTTCATTCCCTCCGCATAGATGTCTCCCTCCTTTACCTCCATAGCGAAAGCTAACTTAGGAACATCACACACTTTAATAAGACGACGACCATTTAACATATCGCTAAGCTCCTGCGAAGTAAAACCTGCTTTCTCCGCCACATAAATATTTTTTAGCCCCTTTTTGGCAATGATTACTTTTATTCCCCTCGCTAACGGTTCATTTGCTTCCGATATAGTCAAACTGTTTTCCCTCCTTTCTTTACCTGTTTTACTGGTGTATTTGTATATTATATCAGTTTTTCAGGTTTGTCAATCACTTTTTACCTGTTTTTCTGTTTTTTTATTGACTATACCTATTTTTCGTAGTAATATTTCAATATAAGGTAGGTGAATAAAATGAGTTTTGGAACCAGATTAAGAGATAAACGAAAAGAACTTGGAATTACGCAACCGCAATTAGCAGAAATATTAGGTGTAAGTCAAAGTGCAATAGGTAGTTGGGAAACAGATACTAATTCCCCTAGGGCTACATTACTATATGATTTGTTTGATATTTTACATTGTGATGCTAATTACCTTTTTCAAGATGAAACAAAAGAATTATATAAAGACAAAGCAACCCCTTCAGAATTTGAAAATATCATAAAAAAATACCGTGACCTCGATGACCACGGCAAAGAAATGGTAGATTTCACACTTCAAAAGGAGTGGGAGCGTTCTACTGATTTAATAGAAAAGAATAACATTGTTAAACTTACACAGCATTTGGAAGCCGAAGCTGCACACAATGACTTTGCCGATGACGAAGAACAACAGAAATTAATGAAAGAAGATTTAGACGAACTGTAGAGGTGAGAAAGATGAATGTATATGAACAGCTACTATCTTCATCTGATGAAAATATCATCGTTATAGAAAAACAATTTAAGTCAAAAGCAAAGGGATTATGTAA